CCATCTACAAGTTGATTCTCACGAACATTGCGAAGAACACCAGCACGGTCATTTACATTGACGCGATTAGCAACGCATCCAGTTACGAAGAACGCTACGACCGCTTCACGTTTACGCTTGGGGCGTTGGAGAAGGGGCAGTACAAATACGAGGTCTTGCAAGATGCTAACGGCTACGCGGCAGGTGACGCGCTTGGTGGCGGCTTATTCGTGTTTCAAGATTCAGGATATGCATACATCAGCGCGGCGGCAGACCAAAGCACAAACGCGCCTTGGGGATGTCAAGGAACGGATATAAGCGGCACATTGAGTGCAGTCGGCACAGGCTCGGCAAACACGGCGTTAATCGTTGCAGATTGCGCCACATCGGGTATAAGTGCGAGGATTTGCGATGAATTGACCCTGAACGGGTATAGCGATTGGTTTCTTCCTTCGCTTGATGAATTAGCGCAGATGTACACCCAGCTTGATGCTAACGGCTTTGGTAATTTTGCAAATCAAAGCTATTGGTCATCAACCCAATCAAGCGCAACGCAAGCATACACGATTGACTTTAATAACGGCAATACCAACGCTCACCAAAAGTCGCAAACCAACCGCCACACGCGAGCGATGCGGAGATTCCTGATGGGAACGCCAAGAGTGGTCGAAACAGGGCTTGCATATATCGAACCCGCAGTTGAAACCTACGTTGCACCAAGTAACAACAACACCTATGTCAGCTTCTAAATTTGCATTTAGTTTCATACCCACCACGGACTATCAGTTGCCTGTAATGCTTGAAAACAAGCAGGCCAATATGGTGCTGTTTGGTGAGCGCAATGAATATCCGTACTACCTGCTGGACAACTACCACAAAAGCGCGAAGCACTGCGCCATCGTGAATGGCAAGGTTCACTACATCGTAGGCAAGGGGTGGAAGGCAAGCGACAAAGGCACGGTTGAACAGCAAGCAAGAGCGGAGGAGTTCATCCGCGACCCCAACGTTGAGGATGACCTGAACGACCTTACCGAGAAGTTGGTGCTGGATTTAGAGTTGTTTAACGGCTTCGCGCTCGCAGTGACGTGGAACAGGGGCGGCGGCATCGCCTTTGTTGAACACGTGCCATTTCAGAAGGTGCGGGTTAGTTTGGACGATGAGATGTTCCTGATTGCCGATTGGTATGACGCTCGTATGATTCAGCAATTTCCGAAGGGCAACGAGGTTGAGAAGATGCCGAAATTCGATGAGAAGCACCGCGTTGGCAAGCAGATGTTTTACTACCGCCATTACAGCGCAGGCGTTCAGCACTACCCGCTTCCGAACTACCAAGGTGCGCTGGCGTACATTGAGTGCGATGCGGAGATAGCGCGCTTCCACATCAACAACATCCGCAACCAGTTTTGGGGTGGTCAGTTGATTAACTTCGCTGATGGCATCCCGACCGAAGAAGAAAAGGATGAGATTGAGCGGATGATGCGCCGCAAGTTCAGCGGGGCAGGGAATGCAGGTAGATTCGTGCTGACGTTTAGTAGCGGCAAGGAAAGCGCGCCAAGCATCCAGTCGCTAACGCCGAGCGATTTGGACAAGCAGTTTGACCTGCTGAACAAGCAGATACAAGAAGAGATATTTGTCGCGCATAACGTCACCAACCCGATGCTGTTTGGCGTGAAAACCGAAGGGCAGTTGGGAGGAAGGAAGGAGTTGATTGAGGCTTACGAGTTGTTCAAAAACACCTACGTCAACGCGCGGGTGATGATTGTCGAGCGGATGATTAACTACATCGCTGGCTTCAATGACATCGAAGGCTTGTACCTATGCCCTACCGACCCAGTCACTGAACAACTGAGCGAACAGGTGCTGACGCAGATAATGACGCGCAACGAACTGCGCGAGAAGGCAGGACTTGAACCATTGGAAGAAGAACAGGCGCAACCCGAAGGCGCACCTGCTGTGGAGGCATTGGCAAGCGAGCCGGTGAACGAAGCACTCCGGACAATGACCGGCCGGCAGTTCCAGCACCTGATGCGGATAGTGCGCAACTTCCAGTCGGGCAAGATTAGCGAAGCGCAAGCCCGCACGATGTTGGGCAGTGGCTTTGGCTTGACCGCCGAGCAGATTAACGACTTCCTGACTGATGGCCAAGCGGAATTCAGCGCACAGGGTGAAGATGCAGAGATGCGGATGTTGGCGGCAGTTGGGTCGCAGTACGGCGATGACGCGGAAGGCTTTGACGTGGTGGACAGTTGGGAGTTGGCATTGGAAGGCGACCCTGAAACGTTTGCGGTGGATGAGGAGGAAGAGAAGTTGGATAAGCGGATAATGGCGTATCGCAAGAAGAACAGGCTGGCAACGGTCAAAGAAATAGCCGAGGCGTTGAAGGTCAGCCCTGCGAAGGTGAGAAAGCGGATTGCTTATCTGCTTGAAAAAAACCGCTTCCCGATTAGCCGCGATATTGACATCGCAACGAAAGAAAAGCCAGTCGATGAGGAAGTGGTGGAGGTGCGCTATCGCTACGACTGGCGGCCTGAATATGCGGGGTTGAGCAAAGCCGATGGCTACGACAAAAGCCGCAAGTTCTGCCAAACGATGCTGGATTTAAGCGCGACAAAGTTGTACACAAGGAGCGATATAAACGACATCGGGCAGTTGGTTGGCTGGAACGTTTGGGAGCGCAGAGGTGGTTGGTTTACCCTTCCGAACGGCAACCACAGGCCAAGTTGCAGACATATGTGGGTTCAGCAATTGGTAGTCAAAAAAGGAACAACAGTTAAACGTGTAGTATGAGCATCGCCTTATTTGTATCGGAAGAATACCTGCTGGAAAACAGCGTCATCAATGAGAATGTAGCCTATACCCAAATCAGGCCCACGTTGGTCAAGGTTCAGGATATGCACATTCAACCTGCGCTGGGTTCGGCGTTATACAAAGAAGTACAGGCGCAAGTGGTTAGCGGTTCGGTGACTGCCTTAAACACGACCCTGCTTGAAGATTACATCCAACCTGCCATCGTGCAATGGATGTACTTTGAACTGCCGATGGTGCTTTCCTTCAAGTATATGAACAAAGGGATGGACCGCAGGACCAGCACCGAAAGCAACCCGATGAGCGTGGATGAGGTGTTTAAACTGATGGACAAAGTCAAGAACGATGCCGAATGGTACACGGAAAGGATAACGCGCTACCTGCAAGAGAACCACGCCAGCTATCCGCTATTTGACAACCCACCAACGGCGATTGACACGATTTACCCGAACGGCAGTTCGTACGAAACAGGGATGGCATTGGGAAGGCGTGGCCGTTTCCGTGACCCATTGGATTATCCTGAAAAACGCTTTTACCCATTTTAATGGCACACGCGAAAAATATCAACAAATTAAAGCAGTACTATGAGTTGGGTGCAATTAAAGAACGACCTGCTGACCTTTGCGGCGGCACATCCACAAATCAACAGCGTGGGCTTCGGCGACCCGCTGGCAATCGGGACGGACAACACGATAAACCTGCGGACAACCGACAGGGATAGGGTTGTTTACCCGCTTTTGTTTGCCGACCTGCAATCGATGACCGCCAATGTTGGTGCGCTTACGCTTGGCGTGAGCGTGCTGATAATGGACAGGGTTGAGGATAGCCGCAACCTATCAACAGTGGTGACAGGTAGCGTTGTAGCGAGGTGGACTGACAACGAAGACGAGGTGCTGAACGACACTTTATATATAATGCGTGACTTTATCAGCAAGTTCACGAATGACCCTGCGAAGGATTACACCTTACAGGATGCGGTGAGTGCAACGCGATTCGTGGAGGCGAGGGATGACAAGGTTGCTGGATGGCAGGCGACTGCCAACTTTGACTTTGAGTACCCTCACGATATTTGCGAAGTTCCCGATTGAGTGGTATTTAACTAAAAACAGCGATATGAACATTGGGCAACAATTAGACGCGATGCTGGGAGGCTACGGCGCGATAACCGTAGTCACAGGCGCAGTCACAGGTCAGGCGTTTGAATTTCTTGTGGTGAATGCCGCAACGAGTTTCACGACTTTGACCGATAGCGAGGGCAACAACGCGCTGACATACTTGGGGTTGTCAGGCATTACAGTAATGACAGGGATGATTGTGCGGGCGCGTAATGGCTTGAAATTGGCCGCGGTCACGGTATCAGGTGGCAACGTATTTGCTTATTCCTGATGGCATTAGCGCACGGATATGCTTTGCCTTTTGTAACGCAGAAGGTAGTCGGCGATTACGCGAGCGATAACGCGGCGGCGGCGGCGCGAGCGATTGCATCGGGCGCGACCAAGGAAGCGGCGGGCAGTTGCCTTGATGCGCGAGCCATTAACTTGCAGATGCGAGTGCCGCAACGCACGGATACCAACCTGCTGACCAATAGCGCGATGGCAGGGGCAACAGGTAGCGTGTTGCCAACGAAGTGGGTGAGTGGTAGCGTCAATGGATTGACGGTCACCATTTCGAGCGCGTTCACCAGTGCAGGCTTTCAGGCGATTGATTGGACAGTGAGTGGCACGGCGGCAGAGGATGGCACGATTTACATAGGTTGCGAGCCTAACGACAACACAAACGCAATCCCTGCCAGCGTGGGTCAGCAGTACATTGGCGCGATGAGTTTGGGCAAGCAAGCAGGGACAATCCCTGCAACGATGGTGATGCAGGTGTTGGGGCAGGTGTCAAGTGCTGGCACGGTAAATGAAACGGCGAACAACACTACGGAACTGGCTACCTTGACATCAAGCAGTTTGACGCGCATCAACACCGCAGTTCTTTCGATTGCCAGTGCAACCACTGACAGGGTGAATTTCAGGCTTACGGCGGATGTGGCGGCGTTGGATGTCATCAGCTTTACGATACGCATTGCCGCGCCGCAGGTGGAGCGTAACGACAGGATTTCGCCTTACATCACCACTACAACAGGAGCGGCGAGCAGGGTGACTGGACAACCTTCGCTTTTGATTGTTCCGCAACTTACGCGGGCAGGATTTGTTTATCCGCAACTTCCTGTGGTTAGCGGTGCTGACTTCACCTTCACGCGAGCGACCACCGCCACGCGGGTGAATGCGAGTGGCTTGATTGAGAGTGTGGCTTCGGGAGTGCTTCGCTTGGACTACCCAGTTACAGGCGGTTGCCCTGCCGCGTTGATTGAGCCGCAAGCGCAGAATTTAGTGCCAAGTGGGTTGGTCTTTGGTGCGGCGGCAGGGGTGCTGTACGACACGGCTGTAAGCGATTCACCTGCGGTAGGCATTAACAGCGCGAGAATAACAAAGAATGAGGCGAGTGGTACACTTCGATTTGGAAGTCAGACTTGCAGCACTTCCGCATTGTCAGGCAGTACAACATACACGATTAGCCGCTTTTTCAAGTACGATGGCGTTGATTTTGCCACGAGTATGGAGTTTAATAATTCTGCACAATGGGGCACAACATCTTGGATTCAAGTCATCAATATCGCTTCATCAGGCGTAACGCTTGGCACAAGTACAAGTTGCACAGGTAGCGTTGAGAATTACGGCAACGGATGGTATCGGGTCGCGGTACGACTAACGACAGGAGCATCGCCTTCGGGTTCGCCTGTAACATATTTGATGCGATTACCTGCGGCTTTATCAACAGGGCAGGGCTTCCTTACGGCTTTGCCACAACTCGAAACAGGCGCAATCCCGACTTCGTACATCCCAACGACCGCCGCATCCGCAACCCGCAACGCGGATGTTTGCTCCGTGTCGGGGGTGAGTGGGTATATCGGGCAGACGGAAGGTACGATTTATGCGGAGGTGGATTTGAGGAATATATCAAATGGAAATATTTTAGCATTGAGGGCGGGGACTACAAATAATTACATTTTTGTTGATAGAACCTCAACAAATGAAATTAGGGCTTCAATAAGAAAGGCTTCGGGGTCTCAATTATCAATAATAACATCATCTGCGTTATCTATTGGTAATTATAAAATTGCTTTTGCATATAAAAATGCAGATTATGCAATGTATATAAATGGAGCGCAAATAGGAACAAGCACTAATTCAACCGACTTTCCAACAAGTGATTTAACAGATGTGATTATTTCAAATTCATTTTTTACATTTCTAAATAGCAACCTCCGCGCCGCCGCCATCTACACCACAAGGCTCACGAATGACCAACTCGAATCACTCACCCGACTAACGTAATGGCTACCTTCCGCAAATATCACTGGAACACAAAAGCCGAGTTCGAGGCTTTCTATCAACTATCGCAACCCGAAGCAACGTGCGTGGAGTTGGGCGAAATTGACAACACCTACTGCGTGGACCTACTGTGGACAAACGAACCCGCACCTGATTGGGAGCAGTTTGAAACGTGGCCGCCACCCGTGGGCGTGCATACATACCTTGGCTGGGACGAACAATACACAAAAGACTATAATGAAAGACTTCCTAAATAGCATCGGCATCAACATCGGCCTAACCATCGCGGGTTTCCTTGGCTCGCTTCTGCTTCTACCTAAACAACGCAATTGGAAGTTGCAACTGGTCAGCGTCTTTTCAGGCTCGCTATGCGCCACCTACCTCGCGCCTGTCATAATTGGCTTCCTCAACATCAACGCGCCAAACATCCAGTACGGCTTGGCGTTCTTGGTGGGATTCAGTGGAGTGAAGATTGCCGAGGTGTTGGAGGCAAAGATTCTCAAAACCCTATCCAGTGATAATAACGCGGAACGCGGCTAACATCCACACACTCGCCTACGCGGGTGACGAACTGAACTTACTGCTAATTTCCGACCTGCATTGGGATAATCCCAAATGCGACCGCGACCTGCTCAAAAGGCACTTGGACGCGGCAAAGGCGAAGGGCGCAGGTATCATCGTAAACGGCGACTTCTTCTGCTTGATGCAAGGCAAAGGCGACCCGCGAAAAAGCAAGGATGACATCCGACCAGAACACAACAAAGGCAACTACCTGCAAGCCGTGGTCGAGGATGCGGTCGAGTGGTTTAGTCCGTACAAAGACAACCTATTGCTTATTGGCTACGGCAACCACGAAACGCAGATTATCAAACATATGGAGTTTGACCCGCTTCAAATGTTTCAGAGCATCTACAACTACAAGAACCAAAGCAACCTGCACATTGGCGGCTACGGTGGTACGTTGAAGGTGCTGGGGAAAATTCGTAGCGGCTTACATCGCGCGTTCGTCATCCACTACTATCACGGCTCAGGCGGTGGCGGCCCAGTGACCAAGGGCGTGATTCAGGACCAACGCATTATGTCATTCGTGGAAGGGTATGATATGACGTGGCAAGGTCACGTTCACGAGTTGTACCACCACGTGAATATGGTGCAATATTTCAACCGCACCCAAGACATCATCCAGCAGAGGCGTGTACATCAACTGCGCACATCTACCTACAAGGAAGAATACGGTGCTGGTGAAGGAGGCTATCACATTGAAAAGGGGAGACCGCCGAAGCCGCTTGGTGGCTATTGGATGAACCTGCAACAGGAACGCATACGAAAGACGGAGGACAACGGCAAGGAAAAGGACAGGACCGAGTGGGTGGTTAAACTGCACACTACTTAATTGCACGATATGCGACAAATTAAATACCTTGTGGTGCATTGCACAGCCACGCCACAAAGCACAACGGTTGAAAGCATCCAACGCTATTGGCGTGAACGCTTGGGGTGGAAGGCGAATGGTTACCACAAAATAATCAAAGCAAATGGCGAGGTTATCACTTTGGCGCAGGATGATGCGGTTTGCAATGGGGTGGCTGGCGTTAATAGCGTTAGCCTACACGTCAGCTATATTGGCGGCATTGATTCGCGTGGCAATCCGCTTGACAATCGGACGCAAGGCCAAAAGGACGCGCTCAGTCAAGTCCTACACGCGTGGCGGGCCAAGTACCCAAACGCCCAGATTCAAGGCCACCGCGACTTCCCACGCGTAAATAAGGCTTGCCCTTCCTTCGATGCCAAAACTGAATACGCTCATATTTAGCATCCTGCTGGCTGGGTGCTGTCGAAAGGCAGTGGAAGTGCGCACCAACACGGTTGTGCAGAAGGACAGCGTTATGATTGAGGTGCCGAGGTTCACCGAGCTGTACATCGACAACCCCTGCGATTCTGCGGGCATCCTGCGGCAATTCCGATTCACGGATAGCACGAAATCAAGCGTTTTAAGCGCATCAAATTATCGGGGTGGTATTCGCATCCAACTGCGGAGAGATACGGTCATACAACGCTTCGTAGAGCGCGACACGGTAACGATTGAGCGCGTGGTGAAAGTCGAGCCTGCAAAGCGCAAGAATCGGATGGCGTTTGTGTGGTTCGGAATTGCACTGGGACTGGTGCTTTCGATTGCGGCTTTTCGGCTGATGCGCCTGTAATCGAGGCTTCGCGAAGGGGTCGTTTCTAAACTTTTTTTTGGAAAGTGCGTTAGGACGCTGGAAACGCAGAAAAAAAAATAAAAAAAAGTATACAACCTATATATATATGTATGTAACTTTGGTGCAACCAAAACGGTAACAACTAACCCTCTAAACTCAAACCAATGAACATCATCACTCCCAACGGCAACAAGTTCAACACCGAACTTCCAGCCAAGTCCAACCTGCTAATGGTTTTCACCGACAATGGCGAGCAAGTGTTTGACCGCCTGCGCGTTACAGGCAAGTACACCGTAGTGACCCAGTTTATGAAGCCTGTCGCTATGATTGAGGTCGAGCATTCCTTCGGCACTGACG